TCTCGGGGAAGGTGACGCGGCCGCGGGGCGAGGACTGCCCGGGCTGCTCGAGCTGGACCTGCCCGGCTACTTGCGCTGCTTCTCGAAGAACTGCTCGGCCGCCTGCGAAACCCTGTCGCTGAGCTCGTCGCGGCTGACCTTCTCGCCGGCCCGCAGCACCGTCACGCCGCCGATCTTCAGCCCGCGATGCGCGGTCGGCTGCTTCGGCTGCGACTCCCCGCTGCTTGTGGGCTTCGACGAGGGCGTCTGCTGCGTCATAGGTGGCTCCGAGTCCGTATCCGAAGGTGACGTTGAGCGGCTCGCCATCCTCGTGTGTGATAGTAGCGCACAAGGCAGCGAGGTCGTCAATGAACGCCTGCAAGGCCTTGGGATCGTTGGACCGGGCCGCGAACTCGTCCCCCGAGAGGTGCGCGAAGTCGAACTCGGCGCCGTAGGCCTTCGCCGCAGCGCGCGCCACGCCGATGAGCATCGCGTCGCCAACCTCGACGCCGAGCGTCTCGTTGACCGCCCGGAGCCCGTTGAGGTCGATCGAGGCGACGTGCGCCGCCTTGTCGAGCTTCTCCAGGAGGAAGAACCCCTCCCCCGTCAGCGCGCCGTTCCCGTCCAGGAAGGCGGCCTTGAAGGCGGCCTCGTCCGGCGGGAGCAGCTCCCGGACCTCGGCCGGGACGTCCGCGGCAGCGAGCTCCTCCGCGGAGAGCTTCATCTCGGCCGCGGTCTCGACCTTCACGCCGAGGGGCTTCGCGCCGCGCAGCGCCCGCTTCCCCGAGCCCTCGAGCCCCTTCTTCGTGCCGGCGTGGGTCGCCCCCGCCTCCTCGAGCGTGGCTCCCACCGCGCCGGTGAGCGCGATCCCCTCCGGCATGGCGGCCTGCGCCTGCTCGAGGATGCGCGCCAGCTCCGCCTGGTCCGCCACGCGGACGGCGAAGTCGCCGCCCACCTTGGCGACGAGTGGGGCGGCGCCCCGCAGGGCGCGCGCCGCCGCTCGGTACAGCAGGTTGCCGGTCGTGTGGCCGCTCTTGTTGGCCCACTTCGTGCCCTCGACCGAGATGTGCGCGACGAGCGGCCGCGCCGGGTCCGCCGGCAGCGCCTCGAAGGCCCGCCGGTTCAAGGTGCCGGAGTTGTGGTCGGTGAAGAAGAGCGCCTCCTTCCCGGCCCGGTCGAGCCCGGTGAGGTGCTTCGTCAGGAGCTCCGAGGAGCGGGTGAACGGCAGCCCCGCCGGCGTGAGCCCGCCGAGCGCCTCGTTCTCCACCTGCAGCCCCATCGTCTCGTAGAACGACCAGGCGTCGCCCTTGCCGAGCCGCTTCGCCATGGTGCGCGAGAAGGCGCTCCAGAGCGCGGCGTTCGTCCGGGCGATGTCCGGGTCCTGCCCGGCCGCCTCGAGCTTGGCGGCGACGTCGGCGAGGACGCGCTGCTCGGGCGTCGCCTCGACCGGCTTCGCCTCCGCCTTCGCGCTCTCGTCGGCGAGCTGCTTCGCCTCCTTCTCGACCTTCTCGGCCTCCCGGAGCGTGAGCGCGTCGCCGACGCGCAGGTCCGGGACGAGCCCCTCGTAGCCCTTCAACGGCGCGACGTTCACCGCGAAGTCGTGGGTCGGGATCGTGACCTCGACGCCCGGGTTCCCGGCGGCCTCCTCGAGCTGGCGCGCGACGGCGGGCATCCGCTGGGCGACCCAGGCGAGATCCTTGTCGTTCGCCTGGAAGAGCTCGAGCAGCTTCTCGGCCGGCGCGGTGACCGACTCGATCGCCCCGCCCTGCCGCGCCTGGATGTTCTGGACGTGCTCGCGGGCGACGTCCGGCAGGCTCATCACGGTCGAGGACTCGGTCGCCGCCTCGCCGAGGGCGGTGAAGAACTGCGCTCGCTCGCGCGCGTGCGACGCCTCGGTGACGTCCGCGCGGACCCCGGCGGCCACGCCCGGCGCGCCGTAGACGCCGCCGGCGAGCGCGCCCTCGAGGCCGGCCTCGCCGACCCGGCCCCAGTCGATCTGGACGCCCTCCTGGCCGTCGATGAACTGGCCGCCGAGGATGGTGTTCAGCTCCTGCATCGCCTCGGTGAGCCCCTCCGCCGTCATGCCGCCGGCGAGACGCGCCGCGGCGCGGGCGACCGCGGCCCGGCCAGTGTTCGAGCGCAGGGCGGTCCGGAAGACGTCCCGAGCGACCCCGCCCTTCATCAGGGCCTTCAGCCCGGGGATCTGGAATACCAGGTCGAGCGGGAGGACCTCGAGCGCGCCGTTCGCCGCGCCCACGATGCTGGACGCGAGGAAGGCCTGCTCGTGGGTGACGCCAGGGATCTGCATGTACTCCCGGTAGGCGCTCCCCATCTCGCGCTTGCCGGTGGCGATCGTCATCCCGGCCCGCCCGCCGACCGAGGCGCCGAGCTTCGCGCCGCCGATCATCGCCGGTCCGACCAGCGTCCCGCCGGTCCCCACCGCCGCGCCGAGGCCTGCGACCCCGGCCCCGATCATAGCGCCGGCCGCCGCCGTCGGGCCTGCCTCGAGCGCCGAGGCGCCCATCATCGGCGCCGACTCCGCCGCCGCGCGCAGGCCGCGCGCCACGATGCCGGTCTTCGGGCGGGGCACCGAGGCGGCGAGCTGCTCCAGGCGCTCGGCCTCCGCGATCTCCTCCGGGGTCGCCTCGCCGATCGCCTGCCGGTACCCGATGATGGCGATCCGGTCGTTCAGGCGCCCGCGGTAGGCCGCCTCGCCGATCCCGCCGGTGAGCATCGCGCCCGAGCCGCCGAAGACGTCCTCGAGGAAGGAGAGCCCCTTCACGTCGCCGGCGACCTGCGCCGCGCGCGCGGGGTCGGCGAGCAGCTCCTGCGTCGTCGGGGCGTCCTTCGTGAGCTCGGTCCAGCTCGGGGCGGCCGGAGCCGCCGGCTTCGGCTGGGAGGCGACGAGCGCCTGCGCCGCCGAGACCCCTGCCGCCCGCTCCCGGTCCTCCGAGCTCGGCGCGTCCGCCGCGAGCTCGTCCCAGGGGTTCACCGGCCACCCCGCAGGTACGCGCGGACCGCCATGTCGGCGATCGCCGTCGAGCTGGAGTCTTTCCCAGCCTTCTGGAGCGCCGCCTTGATCCGGGGGCCCTGCGTCTGGATGAGGTCGAACACCTGGAAGGCCTCCGGCTTGGTGAGCACGCGATCGCCGGCGCTGCGCTTCCAGCCGGTGGTGATGTCGCCCTCCCACGCGCTGAACTCGGTCATCGTCGTCTTCTGGGCCTCGGGGGTGAGCCCCTTCCCGCGGCGGAGCGTGCTGTCGCGGACCGCCGTCGAGTAGTCGCTCGGGATCCCGGAGTCCTTCGCCTCGGCCTTCCACGCCTTGGCGTTGACGAGCTTGTCGACGAGCGGGTTCACGATCGCGGTCTGCTCGGCCGGGGTGAGCGGCGCGGCGGAGCCCTTCCCGGCCTTCGCGCGCGCGGCGTTGTAGAGCGCCCGGTTCACCTCGCGCTGGACGTAGCCCACGGCGAAGGCGTCGTCCTCGGCGTCCTTCCCGGCGACGTGCAGCCCGTGGAAGACGAGCCTCGTGTTCGTCTCCTCCTGGGGGCCGAAGAAGGACGTGTACTTCACCGAGCTGGGGCCCTCGAGCTTCAGCGTCCGCTGCAGGTCGAGGAAGTGCTTCGCGTCCGGGACGGCCAGGCGGCTGAAGTACGACGCGAGGTCGGCGTTCTTGAACGCCTCGGGGTTGGTCGTGGCGAGGTTCGTCAGCTCGGCGTAGGCCTTCAGGTCCGTCTCGACGGGCTTCTTGTCCGGGCGGGTGCTCTCGACCAGGCGGATCGACCACTGGAGGGTCTCGCTCGACACGGTCCCGGGCGCGGGGATGAGCTTCGTGGAGAGCTGGCGGCCGCCCGCCTGGATGTACGCGCCGAGCAGGGTGTTGCGCGCGGCCTCGTCGGCCTCCCGGAACTGGTTCGCTGCGGCGGACTTCTCGCCGTGCTCGAACTCCCGCACCTGCCCCTCGAGGACGCGCTTCCAGTCGGCGCGCTGGTCCGGAGAGAGGCGATCGAGCCCCTGCCCGCTCTCGAGCTGCCCGATGAGCCGGCCCGCCTCGAGGACGTCCGCGGTGGACCGGATGCCGGCGAGCCGCCGCGCCTCGAGCGGCCTCACCTGCTGCGCGAACTCGATGATGCCGAGCCGCTGCTCCTTCTCGGCCGGCTCGAACGCCGTCGTCTGGACGACCAGGTTGTGGGCCTTCAGGAAGTTTCCCGCCCGGATGCTGTTCGCGACCGCCTCGTCGAGCGTCTTCCGCTGGTCGGCGAGCATCCCGCGCAGCTGCGCCTGCTCGAGCCGCGCGCGGCGCCCCCGGATCTCCTCGGCCACGCCGGACTCGAACTCGGACTTCCATCCGCTGCCGACCGTCATCTCCCCGCCGGCCTGCGCGACCAGATCCTTCGCCGCCTTCGCGTGTAGGGCCCCCGCGACCTCCCACGTCGGGATGGACCCCTCGCCGTTGAGGCGGCGCTGCACCTCGCTGTCGAGTGAGCCGATGTCGTCCCCGAGCCGCTCGCGGACGAAGGCCTTGTCCAGGTAGGGCGAGGCCCCGATCTTCGTCTCGACGTCGGCGAGCCCGGCCGCGACCTTCGCGTGCGCGGCCTCGAGCTGCGTCCGAACGAGCGAGCGGCCGAACTCGGCGAGCCCGGTCTCGATGGTCTGCGCGGCCTGCCGCTGCGCCTGGTCGACGCGGGCGAACGAGGCGCTCGAGTCCTGGACCGACGCGTACTCGATCTCGGGGAGCCTCACCGGCTACCTCCACCAGTTGTTGTTCTTCGCGAAGTCGAAGAAGGAGCCGGCGCCCCCGGTCAGGAAGGAGAACTTCGCCGCGGTCTCGGTCGCCTGCGCCTGCGCCATCCCGGCGTCGAGCATCCACTTCTCCTGGCGGCCGAACTCGGTCTCCATGTCGCTGAGGTCGCGCTGCAGCCCCTGGCTCTCGAACTCGATCCCGGACGCGGCGCCCCGGGCCTGCGCCTCGCCGAGCGTCGCCTGGTGCTGAAGCCGGAAGCGCCGGAGCTGCTCGCGCGTCTCGGCCCGCTGCTGGTCGGCCTGCTTGTTGCCGAGCCACCAGGAGGCTCCCGCGCTGGCGAGCCCGACTCCGAGTTGTGCAGCGAAGAGCGCGCTCATCGTCCCCTCCTCACGACTCGTTCCGCTGCAGGTCGCCGAAGATGGTCAGGATCTCGGTCCTGAACGGCAGGTCCTGCTCGATGGTGATCTCCCCGTTCTCCGCCCAGCCGAGATTGCGCAGCTCGACGTCGGCGGTGAGTAGCGGCTCGCCCTCGTCCATCGGCGTGGCCGGGGTTCGGTCCGGGATGCGCTTGCCGTTGACCAGGGGGGCCGCCGAGTCGTTCAGGCGGAGACCGATCCGGGAGTAGCGCTTCTTCGCGCCCAGCGGCGGGAGGGTGATGAGCTTCGGCCGGTAGGCGAGACCGACCACGACCTCGGTCCCGACCAACGTCGGGTCGTCAGCGATCCGCTGGGCAGTGACCGCCTGCACCTGCCCGCCGACGACGACCTGGTTCGCCTCGAGCTGATCGTCGACGACGACGCGCACCGTCTGCCCTTCGAGGTGGCCGAGCCCCGTCACGATACCGTTCCCGGCGAGCGCGCCCACGATGTGGCTGTCCAGGTACTGCGCTCCGACCTCGTGCATCGGGACGATCTCGAGCCGGCTCGAGCCGGCGCGGGTGACCCAGAGGATGAGCTCGTCGCCGTCCGGCGAGTCGACGACGCAGGCCGTCACGATGCCGGTGACCTTGAGCTGCCACCACGCGGCGACCTGCGCGCCCTTGTCGTACGTGCACGCGACCATCGTCCCGTCGGTCCTGAGGACGAAGATCGTCGGGACTGGCTGCCGCGCGAAGTGGACCTCCTTCACGTCGTAGACGAGATGCTCGCCGGTGAGCGAGACGGGGGCGCTGACCCAGCCGTCCTTCACCTGGGCATCGAAGCTCAGGGAACGGACCTCCCGGAGACTGCGGCCGACGAAGAGAACCTCGTCCCCGAGGTGAGTCGCCTGGATCGCCGCTGAGCCGAAGGCGCTCTCGTCCTCGACCTGTACGTTTTCGGCGTAAACGACGGCGCCGCTGCCGTGGATGGACTGCTCGACGCGCTCGGCGCCGGCAAGGAGGGTCTTCTGCCCCTGCAGCCAGCGGATCCCGCCGCGCACGGAGGCGCTGATCGCGAAGCCGTCCGCCGCGCCCGCCCCGGTGGTGAAGTCGAACGGGTAGCCGGACTTCGACGCCTGGACGACGTTCGGCTCGTCCGGCGTGGCGCCGAGCCAGAGCCGGCCCTGGAAGCCCCAGTCGATGGTGCTCGGGTAGTGCGTGCCGACCCACGAGGAGGGCGGAGACACGAACGTCGCCGCGTGCAGCTCGAAGAAGCCGTGCACGTTCAGCGTGAGCAACTGCGGCGCCACGTTGCCATGGACCAGCATCATCCGGTTCTTCGTGAGGTCCTGGTCGAACTGGACCGCCGCGACCTGCGCGGCCGTCCACGGGGCATCGATGTGGTCAGCCGCGGCAACCCCGTCATCCGTCACGAAGATGTCGTCGATGTACTTGAACGACCCTGTTGCCAGCGAGTGGACCGAAATGCCGGCGGCTGAGTCAGCCGTCGCCGTGAAGGTCATCGAGTAGTTGGCCCACTGGGCCGTGAACAGGAACCCGGTGCCCGGCACGCCGGAGCCGAGAGCGGTGACCGTCGCCCCAGCCAGCGACGACTCATTCTTCGCTCGGAAGCGAACCGTGTACGTGTGCCCCGTCACCCAGTTGCAGACCTGGGTGACTGAACCCTCTCCGAGACGGACATAACCGCCAACCATCCAGGTCGCCTGTACGGCAAGCGTCCATCCCGTGGTCCCCGCGTCGAAGGTCCCGTTCGTCACGAGGTTTGTCAGGAACGTCTGCGCGACCCCGGCGCGCGAGAAGATGCGCAGCTCCTGGTCGAGCAGCGCCAGCACGTACGGGCCGCCGCCGGAGACGTTGAAGGGGATCGACCGCAGCACCCCCGCCTGCGTCGCCTTGAACGCCGAGCCCGCGCGCATCAGCGCCGAGCCGTAGGAGAGCGGGATCCAGTCCTCGTCGAGCTTGAGCCCCTTCGCGTAGAGCGGGAGGTCCAGCCGCCCGCGGAGACGCGGCGAGAGCTCCCCGGCGGCGAAGCTGGACTGGATCGGCAGGTAGGCCACGGCTCACCACCTCTTCGCGGCGAGCTCGCTGGAGCGGACCCTCTCGGACGTCCCCTGCATCCCGTCCCGCGCCGCCGCCTGCGCGAGTTCGCCCTGGTAGCGCCGCTCCATCGTCAGCGCGAGCTGGGGGTTCTCGGTGATCGGGCCGGCAAGGTCGGCCGCCACCCGGGCCGCCACGACCCGGCCGAAGCCGGGCGAGAAGAGCGCGGGGTCCTCGAGGAGGACGATCGCCTTCACGTAGAGCGTCGTGGGCGAGGTCTCGGTGAGGACGAACGCGCCCTCCCGCCGCCACTCGATCTCCTGCGTCCCGCTGCCGTCGTCGCAGGTCACGACGCGGATGACCGTCGCCGGGAGCGCGTACTTCGAGGGGAAGTCGGCGAGGCCCGTCGCCACCACCGGCCCGAGCTGCAGCCGCTGGGTGGCGAACGTCCACGCGCGCGCCTCGAGCGCGGCCCGGAGCGCCTCCGGGTAGACCCGCGCGCAGAGCTCCTCCACGGTGCCCAGCGTCGCGTCCAGGGCGGTGATGGACCGTTCGCCGAGCCACCCGAGCGCGAGGTTGCAGATCCCGACGGCGTCCACGTCGGCCCCCTAGTACGTCGTCCAGCCGTTCAGCGAGACCGTGGCGAAGTTGGTGGCCGCCGGCGCTGCCGCGCTCTCCAGCGTCATCGCCGTGTTCTTCGTGCCGATGATGTTGACCTGCGCGGTGTGGCACATGCCCTGGCCGATCGTGGCCATGAGGCGGGTCGACCAGACGATGGTGCCGGCGCCCGTCGCGCCGTCCCGGAGGTTGAAGACCAGGGTCGGCTGCGCGGCCACCGCCGAGACGCAGATCGTGATGCTCGTCGCGACGTGGCGCCCGTTGGTGCTGGCGGCCTTGGCGATCGTCGCCGCGGTGGCCGCGGCCGGCTGGTGCTGGATGGCCCAGAAGGAGCCGACGCTCTGGCCCAGCGAGGCGACCGGGAGAGCGGCGAGGAGGAGCGCGAGGAGGGTCTTCATGGCGGCGGTCTCCTACAGGCCGAAGGTGGGGATGAAGGCGTCGAGCGCGCGCCGGACGGCCGCGAGGACCAGGTCACTCCGGTCGAGCAGTAGCGCCGCCGTCCGCCCCACGATGAGCCCGACCTCGGTCTCCGTGGGGGCGACCGCGTTCGCCTCGGTCGCGGCGGCGGCGTCGAGCTGGTCGGCGGTGAGACCGGGCGCGCCGAGGAAGGTGCGCACGAAGCCCGCCCCAACGACGGGATCCGGCTTCGAGCGGGACTTCCGGGCGAGCAGGAGGAGCGCCTCCTTCGTCTCGCTGCCGAGGCGCTGGCGGGCGACGGTATTCCCCACCATGACCGCGATCTCCTCGGGCTGGCAGACGCCGAGGGTGGCAGCCGCGGCGTCGACCGTCGCGCCACTCGTGGGGGCTTCCAGAATCACGCGGATCATCGTGGCCATGGTGGGGTCTCCCTACTTCTTCGGGTCGGAGATGGGGGCCTTCTGCTCGCCCTTCCCCGCGACCCCGAGGAGGTGCTTCTCGTTGCGGACGAACCACTCCGGGTCGACGACGGCCCGCAGCGGCGCGGTGGCGTCCTTGAAGGACTGGCCCGCCTTCAGCTTGGCGATGACCTGCTCCCGCTCCGCCTCGGTGGCTCCGACTCTCAGCGACATGTGGGTGAACTCCGTCCCTGCTCGGAAGAATCGAGGGCGAGGCGGCGCAGGGAGGCCGCCTCGCCCTCGGCTGCTAGGACTCGAGCACGTGCGCGCGGACGACGTGCTCGTCCTCGATGCGCGTCGCGCCGGCGGCGAAGGCGCTGTAGACGCGCCACGCGAAGGACTTCTCGGTGCTCTCGACCACGCGGGTCCAGATGTCCTTCGTGATGTGCAGGCCGATCGCCCGCTTCGTCATCGCGAGGTAGTAGTACTCGGACCCGACGACGTTCGGGAGCAGGTTGGAGACGATCCAGGTGTAGCCGAGCCACCGCTCGACGTACCCGGTCGTCGCGAGCGCCTGGGCGTTCACGTAGTCCGAGCTCGTCGACTGGGTCATCTGGAGGAGCTTCTTCGCGCCGTTCGGCCGGATGATGAAGACCTTCTCCTCCTCGGGCGGGACCTCCTTCGCCCAGAAGAGCTCGTTCACCGACGTGATGAAGTTGAAGTCGAACGCCTGGGCGGCGCCGCCGAGGCCCTGCCCGACCGGGAAGACGGTCGGCGCGCCGGCCTCGTCCTCGGTCGAGCCGAGGGCGGCGGTGATGATGATGTCGTCGAACTTCCGGCCGATGGCGTCCGCGTGGGCGCGGAGCAGGTCGGAGGTCGGGTCCGTGGTCGCCTGGGCGACGTTCTCCGGGTCGACCAGGTTCGAGACCTCGAACCCGGACGGCTTGGAGCGGCGCCGCGTGAGGCTGATCGCGGTGTCGGCGGTGGCGCCGCCGGGCGTGCGCGCGACGGCGGTCAGCGCGCCGAGGCGGTCCCAGAGGTGCATGTCGGGGGCGTTCCGCTCGATGCAGAACTGGCGGAACTTCGAGCCGCGCTGCTGGGAGAGCGCGCGGAGGTTCGCCTCGTAGGTGCGCTGGTAGATGGGGCTCAGGTCTGCGACGGCCATGTGGTTCTCCTGCCCGCGTCCGCGGGCGACTGGTCAGGTCGCCACGAGGAATCCGGACAGGTGCCGGGCCCGCGCTTGGAGCTGTGCGCCCGCTCCCGAGGCCCTGGGCTTCTGCGGGGCCGGCGCGAGGCCGGGAGACCCACCACCCAGGAGCAGCAACGAGTCGAGGCTACGGAGGGGCAGGGACAGGACGCCCCGCGGGGCCTACTTCGCGAAGGTCGCGGCCATCACGGCCACGAGGGCGCCGACGATGGTCCCAACGAGGCCGCCGGCGAAGAGGTACCCGCCGAGCCGGCCCTTCAGGTTCTCGAGCTGCTTCTCGATGGACGTCAGGGTCTTCTGCAGATCCTTGACCGTCTCGTCGTCCTCGAGATCGCGGATGCGCCGCTCGAAGTCCCGGAACTGCTGCGCGCACCCCGGGTTGGCGCAGAGGGCGTGCTCACCCGTTACAGCCCTCTCCATGTCGCCCATCACGGCACCGCTTCGACGACGGGGGGGCCGGCCAGCCACCAGCCCGGCAGCGCGCGGGCCTTCGTCTTCTTCAGCGTCCCGTCCGGCTGGCGCGCCCAGATGACCACGTCAGCTTCCTTCGCCAGTCGGTGCGGAATGGTTGGGTCCGGGATCACGCCCTTGCCGGCGCAGCTCGTCAGCGACAGCGCGGCGGAAGCGCAGAGCGCGCGTGCGGTCCTGGTCATCGGGGGCCTCCTCGATCGCCGTGCGGCGAGCGTCCTGGGCGTCCAGCCACGCGCACGCGATGGCGTAGGCCACCGCGTACACGAAGCGCTGCCACGCGGTCGTCACGGGGCCTGCTGGAGCCTCGCCGCGGCCTCGGACGTCGCCGGGACGGTGCCGCCGGTGACGTTGGCGTCCTTGGCCGTGATGAGGCCGATGCCCGCCGAGATCGCCGAGAGCGTCGCCAGGATGTCGGGGACCGTCTCCGGCTTGCCGTCGAGGAGCGCGGTGCCGAAGGCGACGACGGCGCCGAGGATGGCGAGGATGCCGAGGATGGTGGTCTTGGGGCTCTTCATGGCGATCTCCTTGGGCCGGTCTTTCACCCGCCGGCGGGGTCGAACTCGATGTGGATGTGCGCGCCCGTCCACTGGCCGCCGACGCCGGCCGCCTCCGCGTACGTGGGCGTCGCCTCGTCCAGGACGTCGAAGGCTCCGGCCGGCTTGGAGAGCCGGGCCCGGATGGCGGCGACCACCGCGGTCGCCTTGTCGGGCGGCGGATACGCGAAGTCGCAGGCGTCGCAGACGCCGCGGCGGTGCGCGCGCTTCAGGTCCCGGTCGGTGCCGTGCAGGAGGGTCTTCGCCCAGGGACCCGGACGGAAGCAGCTGGTGATGCGGGCTTCGAGACCCGCGCGCCGGAACTCCTCTTCGACGACTGCGATGCCGAAGAGGAGCTCCGCGCTGGCGTGGTCCAGGTTGGCTCCGGGCTTCACTCGCATGGGAAACGAGTACCCGGGCGCGGGGACAGCGAACCCCGACTCAGGCCCCGATGAGCTCGTTCAGCTCCGCGACCTTCGCCACGAGCGACTGGTGGATCGCGCGCTGGGACGGCTTCGGGTTGAAGTACTCCGGCCGCGCCATGATCTCGGCGCGCTGCGCCTTCGCCTCGGCCGGCGTGAGCTTCCCGCCCGCGCCACCGCCCTGCTCGGCCACCTGGCGCGTCTCCCCGAAGCCCTTCGCGATCGCGGAGAAGGCCTTGAACGTGGTCCCGTCCACCGCCCCGCTCTTCAGCGCGGAGACGAGCGACTCCGGGAAGCCGAGCTTCGCCGCCACCGCGGCCGCCGAAGCGGTCCGCTCGTCGAACGCGGCCCCGAGCTCCTTCCGCAGCGCGGTCATGGCCTCCTTCTGCTGCTGCGCCGCCGTGCCCAGGGCGTCGGCGAACCGCTTCGCGCGGGAGGCGAACTGCGCCTTCGTGAGCCCCTCCTCGAGCGCCTCCTTGCGCAGCGCCTCGACGTGCTCCTCGGCGAGCTCGACGTCCTTCGGGAGGGAGTACTCCTTCGCCTCCTTCGGCTTGCCGAGGCGCGACCAGGCGGCCTCGCGCGCGACCTTCGCCGGCTCGTCGTCGCCGTCGGGGATGAGGACGAGCTCGGGCACCTTCTCGCGGAGCTTCGTCACGAACTCCAGCCGCGCCTCCGGCTTCGCGTCGGGCCCGGGCGGGCGGAGCGAGCCACCGACGAGCGCCTTCGTGTCGACGAAGCGCTTCGCCAGGGAGGCGACGTCGTTCACGTCCTTCAGCGAGGGGTCGCTCTTCAGCTCGGCGGGCCAGTCCTTCGTCAGCTCTTCGGGGAGTGCCATGGGTCAGGTTCCTTTCGCCTCTTCGCGGAGGCGCTCGAGGTCGGCCAGGGCGTCGAGGCGCCCCAGCCGGTTCAGCATCTGGTGCTCGGTCTCGCTCGGCGCGCCGCTCCGGTAGACGCGGCGCAGGTGCCGGAGCAGCGCGGCACCCTCCTCGGTCGCGAGGATCTGGACGGCAGCCCTGCGGTCGCGGTCGCGCTCGTCGACGCTCATCCGAGCACCCCGCCGGACGGCAGGAGGGCGGGCTGCTCACCGATGCCCGGGGGACCGCCGACAGGCACGCCGGCAGCGGCGGCAGCGGCCATCCCCTGCCCCGCGTTCTTCATCGTCTCGGCCTCCTGGGCCCTGGCCATGGCGGCCTGCTCGGCGTCGATGCGCCGCTGAGCCTCGGCGGGCGAGTTGAACATCGCCGCCGGCGAGCCGACCCGGCGCGAGTGCTCGCGGATCATCCCGGCGAGGTTCAGGTGGTGCCGCGCCTCGGTGAAGCCGAGCTTGACCAGGTTGGCGATGAAGCCGGCGCTGCGCTCGATCGCGACGACCTCGTCCATGAGCTGCGCGCGGGCGATCGGACCGCGGAAGCGCAGCTTCAGCTCCGCCTTCTTCCGCTTCACGATCTCGGGCGCCTGCGGGAGCCGCTTCGCGCGCGAGAGGTGGTCCAGGACGATCAACACGACGGGCGCGAGCGCGTCCCACTGGAGCCGGGCCACCGGCGAGCCGATCGCCCGGTTCATCTCGTCCTTCCGGGCCGCGACCTCGGTCGCCGTCATCTGCGGCGACTCCTTCAGCTGCAGGTCGTCCTCGTGGAAGCACCGGCGGATCTCGATCCGCTCGTCGCGGAGAACCTCGACGGAGACGTCGAACCGGGCCGCGCTCTCGAGCGGCCACCAGTCCTCCTTCGACGGCATGACGGTCGTCTTGCCAGGGCGGAGGTCAATCGACCCGGAGACACGCTCGGAGACGCCATGTGCGGGGTCCACGGCCTTCTCCGCCGCGTTCCGCTGCAGCTCCTTGAACCCGTTCAGCCACTTCACGTGGCGCAGGGCGATGTGGCCGCGGCCGAAGCCCCACTGCGTGCCGGGGCGCTTGCCCCAGCGGGCCATGAGCGCGGGCATCTTGTAGTAGCCGTCCTCGAAGCCGAGCTGCTCCCCCTCCCCCTCGAGCGTGAAGTAGACGTAGCCGAAGGGGCGCTTCTCGCCGATCGCGTCGCCGGGGAGATCGGCGTCGATCGTCTCCGTGCCGAAGGAGCCGTCGCGGCGGAAGACGCAGAAGATGACGGGGATCTTCGTCGTCGCGGCCGACGGGTCCTGGGCGAGCCGCTTGATCCGCTCGGGCGCCTCGAACGCCTGGCCGCTCGTGTCCCTCGAGCGCGCGCAGTGGTCGAGGATCTGGACCGGCGTCCAGCTCAGGTGCCGGTACCAGCGCAGCACGCCGCCGCGGCTGTCCTCGACGAAGCCGGTCTGCCGGACCGGCACCGCGGTGAAGTCGAGCCCCTTCCACTCCCCGGGCTTCGCGCTCATCGGCTCGACGACGAGCGCCATGTTCCCGATGGAGCTCCACTCGAGGTAGCCGGACGCGATCTCCATCCCGAAGTCGCTGGCCTGCAGCTCCGACCAGACCAGCTCGGCGAGCTTCTCGCGGTACGCGACGGCCTCGTGGTCCTGCTCGATCTCGGAGTCCTGCCACTCGAGGTCGAGCCAGCGCGCGGCCGGCGACGTCACGTCAGCGTGCAGCGCGCTGGCGAGGTGCTCGGCCGCGAGCGGAGCGGTGAGGTCCCAGAGCCCGACGTCGGTCTTCGCCTCGACCGAGGACCGACTCAGGGCCTGCGACGTCTGCCCGCTGAGCGGCATGATGAACTTCTCGATGTCGTCCCAGACCGCCTCTTCCTCCGCGCGGTCGGTCCGCAGCGCTTCCCACTCCTGCTTCAGCTTGAGGATCTCGACGGCCATGGGTCACCCCCTCACGACGTGGATGGAGCGCTCGGGACGCAGGATTCTGGGACGCTCGGCGGTCTTCACCACCGCGTAGAGCGGACGGCCGAAGCCCTGCGCCGCGGCGATGACCCGGCGTGCGTTCGCCTTCTGGACCTCGCTCTTCTCCGCGTCCAAGACGACCGCCTCGTGCGCGTGGATGACGTCCTCGAGGACGACGAGGATGTGCTTGCCGACGAGGGCGGTCGCCTGGTCGGAGGTGATCGCATCCTCGGCGGGTTCGGTCTGCGTGGTCGCTTCGTTCATGGGCTACCTCGAGCTGCCGAACGAGCGCACGGCGGAGCGCTCCCCGGTCTGGTTGTCGACGATGACGACGGTGCGGATCGCGGCGAGGACGACGGCGTCGCCGCGATCGGGAGAGCGGCCGAGGCGCTTCTTCACTTCGGCCTTCTCCTCGATGACGAGGCCGCGACCGCTGAGCCGGTAGCGGGGCGCGCAGAGGTCGGCGAAGAGCCGCTGGTCGGGCGGGAGAGCGACGCGGGGCGCGCGGTCGGGAGAGAGCGCCTCGCGGAAGCGCCACCAGGTCTCGGCGCGCCGGTTCGTGAAGGCGAGCTTACCGCTCATGTCCGTACCGTCCGAGCCCTCGGAGTTGTTCACACCCACGACGCGTCGGCCGACGAGGCCGTCCAGGTGGTCGATGACGGAGGCGCCGATCCCGATCACGTCCACGTGGATCGGCGCCTCGTCGCCGGCGACCTCCATCGCGCGCAGGGCGGCCGCTCCGCCGGTCACCACTCCCGACGAGTCCGGCTTCACGGTGACGATTTCGTCGTAGCGCCAGCCGTGGCGCGCCGCGATCGTGGTCTCGTCCCCACCGCGCGACGGGTCCACGCCGACGCTCGAGACGGGGCCAGAGGGCTCGCTCTGGCGCCAGCGGTCCATGGCCGCCTTCACCCAGGCGCTCGGGATGACCTGCCACTCGTCGTCCTGGCGGCCGGCGGTGAAGTCGCCCTGCAGCATCTGCGAACGGAGCGGCTCGGGGAGCGCCTGCAGCTGCCGGACGTAGTTCGTGCCGGCGAGGAAGCGGTTGTCGGCTACGCGGCTCGGGATGAACGTCCGCGAGATCGGCGAGATCGTCTCGCCCTTGTGCTCGAAGGGCTCGGGGCCGTCGACCCAGCGCTCGGCGCCGTCGACCATCGCGACCCACCGGAGCTCGCCGGGGAGCGCCGGCTTCGGGAAGGACGGGTCGAGCCAGGGCGCGAACCAGCGGACGAGCCACTCGCCCTCGGCGCTGGTCGGAGGGTTGGAGCACAGGAGCGCGCGCACGCGCTGCTTCCGGTCCGTGGTGCGGAGCCAGCCGAGCAGGAACCGGACCTGGCTCTCGAGCAGGTTCGCCGCCTCGTCGCAGACCAGGAGGTCGCGCGGGTTGCCCTGGAACTTCGACTCGTCGCCGGCGTTGGGAACGCCGCCGAACTGGATCTGCCGGCCGTGCGGGAGGCGCCACACGTGCTCCTGGCCGTTGAGTCCGACGCGTCCGCCGAGGAGCGCGGCGAGCTCGTCGATGACGGGCATGAGCTGCGTCGCCTCTCGCCGGACGAAGAGCGTGCGGCGGTGGCGGGTGACGGCGAGGCCGATGCCGAGCGCGGTCTTCCCTCCGCCGGCGGCTCCGCCGTAGAGCAGCTGGTCCGCCTCACACAGAAAGGCCTGCAGCTGGGGTCCGGGCTGCGGCACCCACGGGACCGTGCTCGATAGCTCGGAGAGGCGCGCGCGGTCGACGACGCTCACCGGCTGCTCCCGAAGGCGCGGATCGCGTGCGGCGGGCGTCGCGGCCGGGACGCCGGCGGCAGGACGCGCTGGAGCGCGGTGCGCATCCTCCCGCCCTCGACCTGGATGACCTCGGTCAGGTCGAGCTCGACGTCCAGATCGGGGGCTCCCGGGCGCTGCCAGATGCCGAGCTCGCGCGGGACGAAGTCGCGGCGGTGGTTCACGCGGATGAGCCGCTCGATCCGCTTGACGAGCACGCGAGCGCGGGAGCCGTCGAGGATCACGATCGCGAGCACCTGGCCCGAGCCGTGGCGGCCGAAATCCTCGCCGAACTCGATCTCGCCAGGGCCGGCGCCGGGAAGCGCCTGGGTGGGGTCGTCGGGGTTGAGCTTCAGCGCCATCGCCTCGAGGTTGAAGCGCTCGAGGACCATGCGGAGCGCACGCCACGCGAGCCGGCGCGGGTAGAGCGCGCTGGGATCAACCACGACGCACCTCGTGCTCGAGCACCGAGAGCTTCGCCCACTCCTCGTCGGTGATGTCGCGGGTCTCGGTGACGTCCTTCACCTCGAGGATCTCGCGGAGGAGTCCGTGGTGCTTCGCGAGGAGTCCGGCGGCTTCGTTCTTCGACCAGAACCGGATCTTCAGGTTGCCCTTGGTGTCGCGCTCGATGCTCGAGATGGCGCGGCGGACGTCCTCGGGCATCTTGTGGATCGGCAGCACGCGCCCCTTCGCGTCGAAGGCTTGAGCGATGTCGACCTTCGCGACGCGAGCGAGCTCGAGCTTGATGCTCTCGGCCGAGGCGTCGATCTTCGCGAGCTGCGGCGCGGTGAGCTGCGCGACGCGGCGCGCGACCTGAGGCCTCCTGAGGAGCGCTGGCCCCTCGGTCTCGGCCGTCGCTCGGCTCGCCTTCGGGTAGACCTCGCGGTACGCAGCGGCCGCGTTGCCGCCGTTCTTCACGACGACGTGCGCGAACCGCTCGTGCCTGGCGTTGAGCTTGCTCACCTGCGAGGCATCCTCCGCTGACCCGGGGAAAAGTCGCCCCGGTCGGCGCGGGCGCGGACGCGAGCGTAGGCGTCCACGGCGGCGTAGAACTCGCGCTGCGCCTGGCGGTACTGGCCGTCGTTCTCGGTGTCGGCTTCGGCGTAGCCGTGACCGAGGTCCTCGATCTCGGCCATGAAGCCGGACTTCGCGTCGGCGAGTCGCAGGAGCGCGGCCTCGAGGTTGTCGCGGGCGAGCTCGAGCCGTTCCTTCCGGCTCTTCGGCTGGAGCGGAGTCAGGGGCTTCCCGCGCTGGAGTTGCTTCCGGTGTCCCGCGCAGAGGCCGGCCTGCTCCTCGTCGTTCGGGCAGCCGTCGAACGTGCACCGATCCGCCACCGTCGCTCCCCCTCCGTTGGTCTTCACGACACGTCCTCCTCGCGCAGGCGCCACTCGCGGATGGTCTTCGTGGGTGGTCTCCAGCCGTGGACCAGGAGCCGGATGCCGGCCTCGCGCAGGAGCGGCACGAAGGCGTTCGCGGCGATCTTGTCCAGGCGGGCGTTGATGTTCGACGCGGAGGTCGTCTGGACCAGGACGAGCTGGCCGCGGGTCTCCGGCGTCTTGCCGACGGCGAAGACGTCCCACGCGTTGAAGAGGTCGCGCTTGAACACGAGGGGGCCGGCGCGGACGGTCTGCTCGACGACCCACGGCTCGTAGCCGCGTTCGCGCAGGAGCTCGAGGGAGCGACTGGTCGGGGACTGCTTGGCCATCAGTCGATCTCCTCGAAGCGGGAGTACTTCCGGTCGGCGTAGAGTTTCACGACGCCCTTCGGCCCGAGGCGCTGCGCCGCGATGATGAAGTTGAAGGGGCCGTGCTCGCGCTTCTCCGGGTTGAGCGCGAGGTCGAACGGGTGGTGGATGAAGCAGACGGCGTTCGCGTCCTGCTCGAGGGCGCCCGACTCGCGGAGGTCGTGCAGCTGCGGAGGCGGCATCGGCTCGTCTTCGGGGGGCGTCTCGGGCTCGGGCGGCGGCGGTGGCGTGACGCCTGGGAGGGCCATCGGGTCGGCCTTCGGCTTCGCCTTCTTGCGGGCCGGGCGCCACGGTTTCTCTCCGCGCTTCGCCGACTCGCGGTTGAGCTGAGCCAGGGCGAGGACGGGGACGCCGGTGCGCTGCGCGAAGGACTTCAGCGCGCGGGAGATCGTGGCGACGACCTGCTCGCGGGTGGCGTTCTTCCCGAGCTCGAGCTGGACGAGCTGGATGTAGTCGACGACGACGAGCGAGAGGCCGTGCTTGCGGTGGAGCTTCTCGGAGATGCGGAGGATCGCGCCGAGGCCGTGGTGGTAGTGGTTCGCGTGCAGGTAGCCGTGGGTGCCCTCGGGAACGCGGCGAGAGACGGCGTGCTGGATGCCCTCCCAGTGCTCCGGGGTCCAGTTGTTCACGTCGTCGAAGAACTCGGTCGAGTCGATGCTGAGTTCGCGCGAGAGGTCCAAGGCGACGACCTCGGGGACGGACATCTCGAGCGAGTGGAAGGCGACGTGCTTGCGCTGGAGCGCGACGGTGTCGGCGAGCTGGCGGGCGAAGGTGGTCTTCCCGACCTTCGAGCGCGCGCCGACGATGACCAGGTTGCCCGGCCGGATCCGCAGGATGCGGTCGATGCGGTCGAAGCCGGTCGTGAGGCGCTTCGAGTTGCCCTGCTTGATCGCCTCGACGGCGTCGATGGTCTGGAGCGCGGCCTCTTCGTACGAGACGACCTCGGGCTGATCGGGGTGGTCGATGTCGAGCAGCGTCGCGGTGACGCCGGCGACGATGTCGTCGGTCGCGGCGCCTCCGTCTAGGGCTTCGACGGCGCGGGTGAGCATGGCGCGCGTCTTCGCGCGGCGGTGGCGATCGAGCAGCGCCTGGGCGTGGTCGCGGACCGTGGACCCGCGGGTGGCCAGGTCGTCGACCGAGTGCTCGGCCGTGAGGAGCACCTGCCGGGCGTCGTCCGAGAGACCGGTGTCGGCTATGAGTTGGGCGTGGTCGATCGGGCCGGCGGGGAGCTTCTTCGTGCGCGAGAGCCGCTCGATGCCGGTGAGCGCGGCGCGCAGGGTGCCGTGCTGCAGGATCGAGCTCGAGAAGCCGGCGGGGAGGTCGTAGAGCGCGTCGGAGCGCGCGAGGACGGCGCCGACGACGCGCATCTCGAGCTCGAACGCGGTGACCTCGACGTTCGTGAGCCTCATGCGTGGCCGCCCTTCTTCGCGAGCTCGGCCTTCTCCTCGGGCGTGAGCGGCGGCTTGTAGACCGGGCGCTTCAGGCCGGTGGCCTGCTCCCAGGTCTTGCCGTCGGTGCGCTCGAGGAAGGCCTGCTGGTCGACCCAGGCGGCGGGGTCGTTGAAGTCGGGATCGCCGAGCTTCGGGTTCTCGCCGGCGTCGCGGTGCGGACGAGCGGGCTCGAGCTCGTCGATGAACGTCGCGACGTAGTCGAGGGTCTTCGGCGTGGTGCCGCTGTCGCGACAGCGATCGGCGCAGAGGGCAGCGGCGGCCTCGGGACCTCCGAGGCGCTCGACGTGTTCGCGCAGCTCGGCCGCGAGCTCGGGCTTCGCGAGCCGGAGGGGGTTCATGCCGACGATCGCGAGCTGGTCGGCGAGGGCTCGGCGGAAGGTGCCGAGCGGATCCCCTGCGTGCTCAAGAGATCTTGATCCTTGTGGATGTGGATGTGGATGTGGATCGCTTGGCGAGGCTTCCCTTTCGCTTGAGCCTCGCTTAAGCCCTGCTTTAGCCCTGCTTCCGTCCGTAGGTTCCCGGTTTCTGGGGGCTTTCCCGCCCTTGGCACCGGCGGCGGCAAGTCGCTGTCTCAATTCCTGGGCCCTGCTGCGCTCGGTCTCCATCCGCCTCGACACGAGACGCTCCGCGTCATCGGCGGCGACGAAGCGGTCTCCGATGGCCGCCCAGACGCGCTTCATCGCCTCCTCGTCGAGGTGAAGCATGCGGCGGATCGCCTCTGTCGAGGACGGGATCGATCCCTCGCGCCAGCACATCAGCAGGAGGTGGAACCAGGCGCCCTTCTCCTCGCACGTCCAGCCCTGGAAGCGCTCGTCGGAGAGCGTCTCCTGCGCGTAGATCGGGAACCACGGGAGTTCGCCGGCCATCTACTCCTCCTCTTGCGGATTGCGTGGCCGCCCGCGGTGGCGGTCTGCTTGGGCGTACCGGAGCGCCGCCTTCCGGAGTCGATCCCAGGTCACGGGGAGATCGTCGGCGGAGACCTCCACGGCGGCCGCGTACTCGAGCGCAGCCACGCGCAGGTTCCAGGCGGGATGAGCGACGCGACCGCCGGTGCGGCGGTCCACAAAGCAGGCCCCCGAGGTGTCGATCCTCGCGTGCGCGGGTTTGGAGTCCGCGCTGCTCGCCGGAGCGGGGCCCGGGTTCTTCACTGGATGACGTCCTCACAGCCGTAGCCGTCGCCGTAGCCGGAGCCGTCGCCGTAGCCGTCGCCGTAGCCGTAGCCGTAGCCGTAGCCGTCGCCGTAGCCGTCGCCGTCGCCGTCGCCGTAGCCGGAGCCGTCGCCGTAGCCGTAGCCGTAGCCGTAGCCGTAGCCGGAGCCGTCGCCGTAGCCGGAGCCGATCGACGGCGTGCCGCGCAGGATCACCGCGTCCACGGCGCCTTCTCCCAGGCCTCGGCGGCCGCCGGCGTGACCTCGGCGACGCAGGTGATCGCGCGGAGCTGGATGTCGGCGGGCGGGCCGATCCTGCACGAAGCGTTCGGGCCGGTGGACGCGAGGCCGAGGAAGCCCTTCACGTCGGCGGACCAGTAGACGCAGTTGCGCGCGCGCTTCAGCGCGATCGTCTCGCCGTCCGTCTCGGTCGCGTACCCGAAGAAGACGCCGCGGTGGACGGTGGTGACCAGGACAGCGCGCTCGGTCGGGGTGCTCTTCGTGGACTTCTTCGCCATGGCGTTGCTCCTTCGATGTGCCGGACTCGCCGGCGGTTGATCGGCGCGACGTGCGCCGAAGGGGGCTACGTCTCCTCGCCGTAGGCGCGCCGGAGGATCGCGTCGCCTGCCGCGCCGGACGCCCGGAGCTCGCGCTCGAGCAACTCGAGGCGCTCCTCGGGGGAGAGCTTCCGCGCCGGGACGATCGCCTGCTCTCGGAGCGCGGCGAGGTGGCGCAGGATGCGGTGCTCCCGGTCCACCTCGAGCACGGCCGGGAGCCACTCGACCGAGAAGTTCTTCCCTGAGGAGTGGAGCGCGGCGGAGAGGTGGGAGGGGGCGACGCCGAGGTCGGAGGCCAGGCCGTCGGCCTGCTTCACCTCGGCCTTCACGACCTCGCGGATCACGGCGAGCAGCTGCTGGCCGGCGCGCCGGTAGACCTGGCGGTGCTCGAAGGCCAACGGCAGGACCTGCTGTTTCGACGGTGCCATCTACCCCTCCTGCGTGAAGCTCAGCGACCGCAATTCACTCTGGTTGACCGTGGGCTTCGGTGCAGGCTCCTGGGCAGGAGGTGCACCATGCAGCGGTGCTCACGGGGTCAGAAGGTCAGCGGGACGGCGGCGCAGCGCCTTCGCCAGGCGCTCGATGCGGGCGAGGCCGACGCCCCGCTCCCCGCCCTGCGCGTTCTCGATGCGCGAGACGTCGGCGGCGGTGAGGGCCGCGGCGCCCGCGAGCTCCTCCTGGCTGAGCTCGAGCTCCTCGCGGGCCTTCCGGACGTTCTTGGCCAGGACCTCGGCAGCGGAGAGGGTCTTCGGGGTCTTCATGTTGTCGTGGATAGCAACTCCTACCGTTGTCGTCAATGACAAGCCGGGGGCCCACATCCAACTACCCGGAATCGCTAGACTCCGACCACATGTCGCGAGAGCTCGCACAGCCCCCACCGAAGAGCCGCTACTCCTACAAGTCGGCGACGCGCGAGATCGCGCGCGAGTTGAGTTCGAGGGAGGAGGCCGGGCTGCAGAAGCAGGTCGCGGGGTACTGCAACCTGACGGAGCCGCAGTTCTCCCACCGGATGAGGGGCGTCTACTCGTTCTTCAAGGTCGAGCACTTCGGCGCGATCGCCGACTTCCTCGAGATGCCGCCCGGGTGGCCCTTTGTGCCGGCGGAGCCGAAGGGACGGAGGAAGTGATGGACCGCGCCGACATCGAGCAGCTCTTCGTCGGCGTGATGGTGGTGCTGCTCCTGGTCGGCGCCGTGGTGGCGTTGGCGCACTTGGTGACCAGGTCGCGTCACGAAGTGGAAGAGCCGCCGTTGCCAGTCGGCGAGGAAGACCGACGCGCCCTCGAGCTGCTCCTGGTGGAGTATCTGGCTGGCCAGTGGGGCGTGCCGAAGGACCGCGCTCCCCTTTTTGCTCTTCGACTCTGCCGAGAGGCGCATTCCGACGGGCCCGAGGGGGACCGCGCCCGAGAGCAGATAGCCGCTGGACTCGACGCCTTCTCCGCCTCTCCCGACCTCCTCGCGGGGTTCGATCGCTTTCTCCTGGAGAAGGACGAGGGGATCGGCGTCGATGTCCGACCGCCGCTGTAGAAGCACCGGATGCACTCTCTGGAGGGGTCCGCGGCCGCCGCTTCGGCGACGCCCCAATCCGCGGCCAGAGGCAGTGTCCTTCGCTGCATCGAACACCTGAGCCACGCGCTCGACCTGGCACAGCTCGCCGTGCAGGGTCCCGAGCCCGAGATCGCAGCCCGCTACATCCTCGACACGCTCGACGATCTGCAGCCCGAGTTGAGCGCCCTCCGCCGCCTGCTGCCGGCGACCCCGGACAACCAGTAGTCCTCTTGCGGGCTTAGACCCACCCCCGAAACGCGCCGCGTCTTGCTATTGACGACAAGCGTTCAGGCTGCTATCCGTCTTGTCGTCGATGACAAGCGCAGCACCAACGGGGAGGACGCAATGACGACGACGGAGACGCAGCGGGGCAGCACCACGCAGGTTCTCTCGCAGGACCTGCAGCCCGGGGACGAGCTCATCGCCACCGCGCTCGGCGGCACCTGGGGCCGGCACCTCTCGCGGGTGAGCATCTACCCCGAGTGCGTCGAGGTGACGTGCGGCGCGCAGCCCACCGCGGTCCGCCTCCGGCTCCCCCACAACGAGATCTGCCAGGTGCGCCGCCGCGCCTGCGCCCTCGTTCCCAACCCCGCAGCGTGAAGGAGGTCCCCATGTCCTCGCTCCCGATCCTCACCACCTCCCGCCAGAGCGCCGCTCGGCGCTGCCAGCGCGAGCACCACTACAGCTACCAGCTCGGCTACCGGCCCGCGGTTGACGCGGAGAACCTCCGCTTCGGCGCGCTCGTCCACCTCGGCCTCGAGGCCTGGTGGAAGACGGTCGGCGGGCTGCAGACGCTCGCCGCCGGCACGGTCCCGCTGGACGCCGCGCTCGCCGCCATGGCCGGCGAGGCCGACCCGTTCGACCGCGTTCGCGCGGAGGCCCTGATGGTCGGCTACGACGCCCGGTGGCTCGAGCGGGCCGCGGACTTCGAGGTCCTCGCCGTCGAGGAGCGCTTCGAGGCGCCGCTCATCAACCCCGAGACCGGCGCCCCGAGCCGCACCTGGATCCTCGGCGGGAAGATCGACGCCATCGTCCGGGAGAAGTCCACCGGCCGCGTGCTCGTCGTCGAGCACAAGACCGCCTCGGCCGACATCACCCCAGGCTCCGACTACTGGAAGCGCCTCCGCATCGACGGCCAGGTCTCGACCTACTACGCCGGCGCGGCCGCCCTCGGCCACGACGTCGAGGGGTGCCTCTACGACGTCATCGCGAAGCCGCAGCAGCGGCCGAGCCAGATCCCGGTCCTCGACCAGGACGGCGTGAAGATCGTCCTCGATGCCGCCGGCGTCAGGGTCCGCACGAAGGACGGCAAGAAGTGGCGCGAGTCGGCGTCCTCGGCCGACGGCTTCGTCCTCCAGACCCGCCAGGAGACGCCGGAGGAGTACCGGGATCGCCTGCTCGAGACGATCGCCGCCGACCCGGCCGGCTTCTTCCAGCGCGGCGACGTGGTCCGCCTCGAGTCGGAGCTCGCGGAGGCCGCCTTCGACGCCTGGCAGGTGGCGAAGCAGCTGCGCGAGGCCGAGCTCGCCGGTCGCTACCCGCGCAACCCGGACGCCTGCGTCCGGTACGGCAACACCTGCCCGTTCTTCGACGTCTGCACGGGCACCGCCTCGCTCGAGGACCCCGAGCGCTTCCGTCGTTCCGATGACGTTCACCCCGAGCTCGCCGACCAGGCGAGCGCCGCCTGAAGGAGAAGACCGTGGCCACCACCACCAGCACCGCGAAGCCGCTCCCCGCGCCCCCGTCGGCGCCGAAGCTCACCCTCGCCCGCGTCTCGAAGGGGCGCGTCGAGCACGCCGCCTGGCTGCACGTCTACGGCCCGGAGGGCGTCGGCAAGTCGTCGCTCGGCGCGGCCGCGCCCGAGCCGATCTTCATCGACGTCGAGCAGGGCACGATGAACCTGGAGACCACCCGGTTCCAGTTCGACGACGCCGGCCGGACGATGCCGACGACCTTCGAGGAGTTGCTCGAGGCGGTCCGCGTCATCGAGCGGGAGTCCCACCCGTACCGGACGCTGGTCCTCGACACGCTCGACGCCGTCGAGGCGCTCATCTGGCAGCACGTCTGCGCCCGCGACGGGAAGGAGAACATCTCGAGCTACGGCTTCGGGAAGGGTGAGAACATCGTCGCGCTCGACGAGTGGCGGAAGCTCATCGCCGCGCTCGAGCGGGTCCGGGCGAAGGGGATCAACGTCCTCACGCTCAGCCACTCGGTGGTGAAGCGGTTCGACGACCCGGAGAGCGAGGGGTGGGACCGCTACATCCTGAAGCTGCACGAGAAGGCCGGCGGGCTGGTGAAGGAGCGGGCCGACGCGGTCCTCTTCGCCAAGTTCGAGACGGTGCTGAAGGCGAAGTCGAAGGGCGACGCGAAGAAGCTCCGCGCCATCACGACGGACGCCCGCTTCCTCTACACGAAGAAGACCGGCGCGTTCGACGCGAAGAACCGCTACGACCTGCCGGAGGAGCTGCCGCTCGACTGGAACGAGCTCTGGACCGCCATCCAGTCGCACCGCCCCGCGGACCCGAAGGACCTGGTCGACGCGATCAAGGCGCGCGCGGAGAAGCTCCCGGCCGACCTGAAGACGAAGACGCTCGGCTTCCTCGCGGCCGCCGGCGACGACGCGGTGAAGCTCTCGAAGCTCAACACGTGGGTCAACACCAAGCGGGCCGAGCTCGGCCTCGAGGAGGAGTAGGTCATGCTGAACGAGGGCAACTACAGGGGCAAGCCGGTCCGCGCGGCGCTGGGGCTCACCAGCACCGGCAAGGAGCAGATCGCGGTGCAGTTCGAGCTCGTCGAGCCGGCCGGGACCCGGATGACCTGGTACGGGTTCTTCACCGACGCGGCGACGGAGCGGACGGTCGAGTCGCTCCGGCACTGCGGCTGGCGCGGGGACGACCTCTCGGAGTTCGCGGAGGGCCGCCCGCTGCCCGCGGGCTTCGACCAGGAGGTCGAGCTCGTCGTGAAGCACGAGGAGTACCAGGGCAAGACGAACGCCCGGATCGCGTTCGTGAACGGCGGCGGCGGGCTGGCGATGAAGGAGGCCCTGACGGCCGACCAGGCGACGGCGTTCGCGCGCCGGATGAAGTCGAAGATCGGGGCGTTCGACCGGGCGGCGGGGCGCGCCCCCGCGGCTGCGCCGCAGCAGCAGAGCCTGCCGAGGCCGCTCCCGCGGCCCGCGCCGAGCCCGGCCGCCGTGCCTCCGCCGGTGGACCAGCCCCCGCAGGAGCTGCTCGACGAGCAGGCCGGCCAGCAGGACGCGGACGTCCCCTTCTAGCCGGGAGGGGAGCGGGGCCGGAGCGCGGCGCTCTCCGGTACGTGTCAGCGGCGACGTCGAGGGGCCGGATGGTGGTCCTGCCCGACGGAGGGTGCCGCACTCGGTCCCCGCTCCCTTCCCCCGGAGCTCCAGATGGCAGCGCACTTCCAGTTCGTCTACCAGGCCGAGGGAGAACAGGTGTCCGCGCGGGCCTATGTCGGCAAGGAGGGCGAGCCGAACCGGCAGGTCGGCACGCTCACGATGACGCAGCGCGAGTGGTGGGAGCTCGCGGAGATCCTGATGTCGGCGTGGCCGCAGCGCGTGGACTTCGTCCGGCTCGAGCCGGCGAAGCTCGAGGTGGCCCATGGCTGACCCCGTCGGCTGCGACTGCCCTCACTGCCGAGCCGTCTCGACCGCCGCGGCGATCGCGCTGCGCCAGACCGAGGACTCGTTCTCCCGGCTCACCCAGGTGTCGAAGACGGCGTTCATGCTGGCGAGCGTCCTCTTCGTCGCCCGGGAGATCCGGCGGCTCTCGCCGGCGTCCCGCCGGGTCCTGATCGCGAACGCGCGGCTCATCGAGGCCGACTTCGCGGCCGAGAGGGCCAGGCTCTCGTGACCTGCCCAGCGTGTGGCGCGCCCGCGTTCAGCGCCGTCGACCAGGCGGGCCGGCACCTGGTCCTCGACGAGGAGAGCTCGATGACGGGGACGCACATCGTCTCCGTCTCGACGCTGGCCGGCGAGCTGCCGCGGGCCCAGCTCGCGCCGCTCCCCTCCCCCGGCCCGCTCTTTTACCCGCACCACTGCCCCACCCCGAAGCCCACCCGAACCAGGAGAACCCCGTGAAGCCGACCGGAGCGCTGCGAGACGAGCTGATCGACGAGCTGATCCTCAAGGAGAGGACCATCGAGAAGATGAAGCAGAAGCTGAAGGACGACACGAAGCTGCAGCGCGACAAGATCGGCGCGCAGGAGGCGCGGCGGGACGAGCTCGTCGACCTCCTGGAGGGCCGCGAGCACCAGCAGCCGAACCTGCCGCTCGTCGCGCCGGGCAAGGACGGCAAGAAGCCGGCGCCGGCCGAGCTCGCGTGGAAGGTCGAGGGGGCGAACGACGTCGCCGAGACGCCCGCCGGGACCTACTGCGTCGAGAGCGGCAACCCCGGCGCCGCGAAGCAGTTCGTCGTCTACTTCACGCCGCCGAAGGGGAAGTCGAAGAAGCTCGGCGAGGAGTACTCGAGGTCGCTCGCGAAGGAGACGGCGCGGAAGCACTGGCTGGAGCTCGCCGCGAACGCCGTGCTCGCCAACGCGGGCGACTCGAAGCTCAACAAGAAGTCCTGACGCAGATCGGGCGAGGAATGGCAGGGCAGGCCCTGGCCGGTCCAGGCATGTAACGGCGAGGCGAGGCGTGGCAACGCAGTACCAACCAAGGAGCGCACATGGCGAAGCAGGCGACAGCAGCGGTGATGCCCATCGGCGGCGGCGGAACCCCAACGAACGGCGCGAAGGGCGTCATCGACCTCTCGATCCCGTACGTCGCCCAGGTGGCGATCGTCGGGGTGGCGGACTTCCTCTTTCACCGCTGGAACACGGACGCGGTGGACGAGAAGGCCAAGGCCGCCAAGGGCTCGAAGGCCAAGAAGACCGACGACGTGGAGTCCTACGTCTACCGGACCGAGTCGGGCGAGCTGGCGATCCCAGGCGAGTACCTGCGCATGGCGGTGATCGGTGCGGCGAAGTTCCGGCAGGATCCTCGCTCCCCGCGCAAGAGCGCGATGGATCTCTACAAGGCCGCGGTGATCCCGCTGACGGCGCTCGCCCCGCTGGGCACGCCGACGTGGGACTACGAGCACAAGTGCCGCGCCGTGGTGCAGCGGAACGGCGTGAACCGGGTGCGCCCCGCGATGCGCTCCGGCTGGAAGGCCGTCTTCGAGTTGATGGTCAACCTGCCTGAGTACGTCTCACCCGAGGCTCTCAACGAGACCATCCAGCAGGCCGGGCGCCTGGTAGGCGTCGGTGACTTCCGTCCCACCTACGGCAGGTTCCAGGTGGTTGGGTTCAACGTGAAGGACGTGTAGCGGCCGGTCGGGGCACGGCCCGTTGGGGCTTGGTGAGCTGAGCCGAGGAATGGCGCGTAGCGGCATCGCCTGGCGAGCCAAGGCGCGGCGGGGTGAGGCGGGACAAGGTCTGGAACGGAGGGGCAAGGCATGGGCTGTTCTAGCGACACGACGAAGACGCCTCCGAGCCACGAGCCGAAGGCCTGCCGCAGCTGCGGCGCGTCCATCTACTGGGCGCAGCTCGTGGACGAGCGCGGCGAGGTGGTGAAGAAGCCGGATGGGGCTCCGAAGGCGATCCCGGTGGACGCGACGCCGACGGAGAAGGGGAACGTCCAGCTCTACGCGCGGGGGACCGGGATCGTCGCGCGAGTGCTGGGCGTGGAGCAGGCGAAGCAGATCCGCGACGCGGCGTGGGCACTCGGCGGGAAGCACACGCTCCGGGTGTCGCACTTCGCGACGTGCAAGCAGGCGGAGGAGTGGAGGACGTCCAAGAAGGTCGCGGCCGCCATGGAGCGGATCAGCGTGGCCCGGCAGGCGATCGTCGCCACCGGCCTGAAGAGCGGCGTCATCGCGTGCCCAGTGTGCAACGCCGACAACGCCCTCCGGTTCATGGTCAGCCCCCGCAACAACCACGTCCACGCGGCCTGCTCGACGCAGGGCTGCGTGTCCTGGATGGAGTGAACGATGCGCTACGTCTACGTCTCCGGCCCGATCTCCTCTGACCCGGAGGGCCACGCCGTCGCCGCGATGGGCGAGGCCGCGAGGCTGATGGACGCGGGGCTGCACCCTTTCGTTCCCCACCTCTCGGTCTGGTGGGAGAAGCACCACCCCCGCGCCTACGAGTCCTGGATGGCGTGGGACTTCGCCTGGCTGAAGCGGTGCGACGCGATCCTGCGCCTTCCCGGCCACTCGCCGGGGGCCGATCGCGAGATGGCGATGGCGCGCGAGCTCGGGCTCCCGGCGTTCCACTCCGCCGCCGACGTGATCGCCTGGGCGCAGGGAGCCGCGACGTGAAGCGCGCCCTCTTCGCCGCGGCGGTCCTCCTGGCTGCCGGTCTGTGCAGCGCGGGCGGCTGGTGGCTCGGTCACCGCGTCTCCCGCCCTCCCCTCCCGGACGCGCTCCCCGCCGCGCAGGCACTGGAACGCCGGCTGCGCGCGGTCGACGTCATCCACTGCGACGCCGACGAGATCCTGGTCGCGACCTGCGAGCCGCGCGACGTCCGGACGACCCGGTGACCGATGCCGAGCTTCCACGAGATGAACCCGCCGAATGACCCAGATGGGACGACGGGGGGGGGGGCGCCATGTCGCTAGCCACCGAGCCGCAGCTCGCCGGAGTCCACGGTGCCGCTGCCGACCGCTTCGCCGCCGAGGACGAGGCCCGGATGCGTGAGCTGACCGAGCAGATCCGGGCGAACAAGAACGAGCGCGAGACGAAGCTCTGCCCGTGCGGCTGCCTCGGCCTGCTCGGCGAGTGCCAGGACGGGAAGCCCCGAGCTGCTCCACCCCTGCCGCCGATGAAGACGTTCACCCCGCCGGCGCCGCCGGCCGAACCGAAGGAGTCCCCGATGCCCTGCTCGAAGTGCGGGAAGGACGGGCACAACGCCCGCAGCTGCTCGAAGACGGACCCGAAGCCGGCCCTCCCTGCCCCACCCAAGGCTCGCGCGGCCGCGCCGGCGAAGCGCGTCGTCCGGAGCCACGCCGGACTCGAGAACATGGAGATCGACGAGCTGCTCCAGATGCGCGACGAGGTGGAGGCGGAGATTGCCACGCGCCTCGATCAGGCCGAGAAGGATCTCGCCGCACTCCGGGCCGCCGTCTCGAAGGCCGCTCAGCGCGCGAGGGAGGCGGCGTGACGATCCACGTCTACACGGCCGGCATCTGCTCCGCGAGCGTCTGCGCGCCGAAGGAGATGTCGGTCGAGGCCGTCACCGAGGAGCTGAACGCTACGCACCCGACGGGCATCGAGTCGCGCTGGTCGCTCTCGACCGATCCGACGTTCGCGACCGGCCAGCCGAACCCCTGCCCCTGCGAGATCAACCCGCTCCGGCTCCACTACCTCTTCGCCTGCTGAGTGCCCGCGCCCGCCGCCAGCGAGGTCCGGTACCTCTCCCCCCGGTCCCTAATGACCCGGTGGGACTGCTCCAAGTCCTCCGTCTACCGGGCGCTGGACGAGATGCAGCGGCTCGGGCTCTACTCCCCCTCCAACCCCGCCACCTGCATCTTCATCGGCGGCGACCGCCGCGTCTCCCTCTCCTCCGTGGAGGCCTACGAGCAATGCCACGCGCGCCTCGAGACGCAGCGACGATCTGGAAGATCGGCGGCCGCCGGGTCGGCTTCCTTCGGGAAGGCGTGTACGTCATTGACCGTCGTGTCCACGGGCGCCGCCTCAAGCGCTCGACGGGCTGCCTCGACGCGGCCGCGGCCGAGCTCGAGTACCGCCGCTTCGAGGCCGATCCTCTTGGCTACCTTCCTCGCAGCCGCGAAGGCGTCTCCTGGGCGGAAGCCGGGAAGCGGTTCCTCCGGGCCCAGCGGGCCGTAGCCCACAACACCGAGTACTGGACGCTGCAGCAGGCGCGCATCCTCGCCACCTGGGGAGCGCGCCCCGCCTTCGTCACCCTCGACAGCTTCAACGCCGCCGACGTGAAGGCCTACCTGGCCGACCGCGCCGAGGGGAAGGCCGGGCCCGAGAAACGCAAGGGCCCCACCGGCCGCGCCACCAGGAACCGAGAGCTCGCCACGCTGAAGGCGCTCATGTCCTGGGCGCGGGACGAACGGCTCACCGCCAACCACGCCGACGAAGAGATCCCCATCCTCCGCGAGGGGCGCGGGAAGAACGCGCCGCGCGAAATCCCCGAGACCGAGTGGCGCGCCGTCCTGAAGAAGCTCCTCCCGCGGTGGCGCCTGGCGTGCGAAGTACTCCTCGGCGTCGGCCTCCGCTACGGCGAGCTCGCCAGCCTCCAGCCCGAGCACGTCCGGACCGGCGGCATCTTCGTCCCCGAGTCGAAGAACCGGGACGCCCGGACCATCCCGGCGAGCGAGCGCACCGTCCGGAGCGCGCAGAAGCTCCTGGCTCTCGGCGGCGTCCCGGCCGACCGCGGGATGCAGCTCGGGGACCGCCTCGAGGTGGCGTGCCGTCGGCTGAAGCTCCGCCCCTTCTCCGCGCACGAGCTCCGGCACACCTACGCGACGAGCTGCCTCCGGTCGGGGATCGACCTGGAGACGCTCCGGGTCTGGATGGGGCACCGGAGCATCCTCACCACCCAGCGCTACCTGCATGTGGTCGCCGCCTCGACGTCGAAGCGCAGCGTCGGCGCGCCGCTGTAGCGCCGTGGCTCCACCTTGGGACTACCGGCAGGGACTTCCGGGGACTCAGGGGGACCGGGAACGGCCGGAAGTGCGCGTATTCGCTGGGAATGGAGCCCACCTCGCTGATTCGTAATCAGTAGGTCCCCAGTTCAAATCTGGGTGTCGGCTCTCGTAATTACAGGGGATTTCGGCCACCGCCGGGATCCCCTGTTTCGTTGATGGGCCTACCGCGCGCCTACGCGCACCCTCTAGAACGAACGGAAACGGCCCGCCCTGAGGTTCGGAGGGCGGGCCGCTGGGTCGGGTCGTCCGGTGGAGTGAACGCTTCAGGGCGGGTCGGGGCGACCTGCTGCCTGCCGCCTTCCGCGCCACCTAGAGTCGGTCGAACCACTCGGACACCGTCACGACATCGATCTGCCCGGCGGCCCTGCGGGTCGCGAGCCCAGCGATGAAGGTCTCGAACTCGGCGATCGCCATGGCGGTGGCGTCACCGACAGGGGCGATCCGGTGTCCGATGAAGATGAGCGACGCCTGCTCGGTGATCGCGCTGTCCACCCAGGACAGGAGCTGTGCGGCGGTGCGGTTGTCGATGGAGATGGACGGCAGCCGATGCGGCGCCCTCAGCCCGTTGAGCGTGCGGTAGTAGCCGAGATCGCCGTACCCGCCCGCCGTCGAGCGAGAGGTCTTGATTCCGGTCGTGCCCATGAAAGCCACGGCCTCTGGGCTGAAGTTGCCGTAGGGGTACGCGAAGTGCTCCACGGGTCCGAACCCGTTGGCCGCGAACACCGTCGCGCTCTGGTCGATCTGCGACTGCATGGCGGGGGTGGAGACTCCGCCGACGATGTAGTAGCGGCCCGCCACCGTGGTCTCTGCCGATGTCCCCGCCGTGTCGAAGGTGATGGTGGTGTTGTTCGGAGTGGTCACCACCGTCTTCACGCCATTGAACTCCGGTTCGTCGCAGCCCTGGATCTCCAGCGTGTTGCCGACGGAGTAGCCGTGCGGCTCGTTGAACGTCATCGTGGCCGTCGTGCCAACCCGGGAGTAGCTGGAGATGCGCTTCGCGAACGCCGTGTGGCCGAAGCTGTGGTCGCCCAGGTCCCACCCCTTCGCCTTGAGTTCCAGTGCCTGGGCTGCGGTGATGTAGCTCGGGTTGGTCAGGTACGAGGTGACGAGGTAGGCCGTCGCCCTCATCCCCGCGGCGGTGAGCCGGGGCAGGATGTCGTCATAGACGCTGTCCCACCCGTCGTCGAAGGTGAGCATGATCTGCGGCCGCGTCGCCGCGTTCGCCCACGCCCCGAAGACGCGCATCGTGACGGCCCCCTGGACGTTCGCCAGGGACCGCTTCACCCGGACCTCGATGTGCTTCACCGCCGCCCAGTCCATGACGCCCGTGACGGTGCAGGAGGCCTTCGTGGTCGTGAGCACGAGGCGGTCGGCCTTCAGGGTGAGCTGCTGGAACATGTCCTGCTTGCGGGCGTAGTTGAGGTAGTCCGCGACATTCACGTCGCACGAAAACCGGACGTCGACGTTGCAGCGGTACGCGCCGCCGCCGGGAAACCCGATCTCGATCCCAACCCGGTCGCCAGCCGACAAGTCGAACGCCCCGTCAGCTACCACGCCCGCGAACTGCCCGCTGCCGAGCGCCTCCGTCCAGCCGGTCTCCCATGCTCCGGCACCTGCGTTGAAGGCGGCGAACGCGCCCGTGGCCGACGCCCCGGGCGAGAGCGTGTGCGCCCCCGCGACGGTGAAGTCCTGGGCGAGCGTGCCGCTGATTCTCGGCTTCGCGACGGGGTCGAGCGCCTGCGTCACGACCGACCCGTACCAGATCGTCCCGCTCAACGTGGTCAGACGGTAGACGTCTGACTTCCCCGGCGTCACGGTCATCGTCGGGACCGTTCCACCGGCCCAAATGATGGTGTTCGGCCAGAAGACCTTTCGGCTGCCGGTCGCGTCCTGCGTGAACTGGAGCAGGATCTCTGCCGCGCCCGGCGCGTCGGGGACGCACACTGCGACATCCTGCGTCAGCAGGACGTTGCGCGCCTGCTTCGTGGAATCCACCACCACCAGGCCAGCCGTTGCCGGCGCCTCGGACGAGAGGGCAGCTCCGAGCACCGCGGCTTCGGCGGCAGCCTGGGCGGCCTCGGCGGCCACCTGGGCTGCCGCGGCGGCGTTATTGGACCCGAGCGCGGCGGCCGCGCTTCCCGAGGCGGCAGAGGCTGAAGTCGATGCGGTCTGCTCCGACAGGAGCGCGGCTGCCGCAGAATTCATCGCCTGGGCGGTGGGATCCACCGAGCGGAAGTCGTCCAGATCGCGCTTCACCTGCTGAGCCGCCATGATCGCCCGGTCGATCGTGCGCTCCACGGCCTCGGACGGAAAGGCGCTGTGCGCCCCCAGGTTGGTCTCCTGGGTGAGCGGGACCACGCGCTGAAGGCGAACGACGACGTCGACCTCCGGCGCCGCGAGGAACGTCACCGTCCCGCCGGCCGCCAGATCCTGGTTCGCGTTGAGCAGCGTGGTGAACCCGGCCGCTTGCACCACTCCGTCGAGTAGAACCTGGACGTGGGTCGAAGCGTACGTCTTGAACCCGAAGGCGAAGGCGACGGTGACGCCGTCCCCCGTGTAGTCCTGCCGCGTCGTCGTACTCGAGATCGTCATCGCCTCTCCTTGGTGGCCCCGAGTTTCCGGGCCGGCGGGGACAGCGTGCCCCCGGGCGCTACTCCCACTTCGACGGGTTGCGGAAGAGCAGGTCCTGGACCGGCTCCTCGAGCTCGCCCGAGAGCAGCTGGTCGGTGAAGAGTCCGAGGTTCCAGAGTCCCCCGGTCGGCAGCTGCATCGTCGAGCCGACCAGGTCGACCACCGCCTTCGCGTCGGACTTGCCCAGGTCGTCGCCCTTCACGACCTTCCCGGCCGCGAGCGCGCTCCGATAGATCGTGTCGAGCCACGGCGCTCCGCGGGGGGGGCGCCCCTGAACGCCGACCGAGACGACGTCCCCGGCGAACGGAACCGTGCTCACCGGGAGGAGCGCCATCTCAAGCGAGAGCCGCTTTGCCACGTCGTCCGCGTCCTCGTCGTCGCCGACCCCGTTCATCAGGAGATGCTCGGCGACGACCGGAAGGAAGACGAGCCAAAGAAACCGCGCAGCGTACGTCTGGAGCGCCTTCGCGCCCTTCTCGCTGGTCCGCTCGGAAAGCAGGTTGTAGAGCACGCTCCGGTAGCTGAACATCACCGTGAAGAACTTCCGGAGCTCCCCGCCCCGCTGCACCGCCGCCAGGTCCTTCGCCCCGCCGCCGGTCTGGGTCATCGACACGACCGAGTCGGCGTAGGCGTTCGGGTTCGGGTGCCCCTCCTCGAGGGCCTGCTCCTTCGCCGCATACCAGGTGATCGCGTTCACGCTCTTTTGGACCAGCATGATCGGCATCGCGCCGAACTCGACGACCCTCCGCCTCAGCCCACCGAGTTCGGTGAAGCTCGACTCGAGCGCGGTGAAGAGCTCGCGCGCGTCGCGGTCGAGCTGCTTGTCGATGAACTTGAACTCCGGGCTCTGCTCCCGGACCTCGGCCCAGCCCTCGCGCAGGAACTTGCGCAGGCCGGAGACCATGTGCCGACGCCGGAGCTCCTTCCCGGACGTGAAGAGCCCGAGCGCCTGCTTCACGCCCGTCGGGATCTTGCCGAAGAGGAGGACGACCGAGGATCCGAAGCGGAGGTTGCGGAAGATGCGCTCGTACCGGAGGAGCGGCTCGGTCGTGTTCCCGTCCGCCGCGATGTTCTCCAGCCAGGGCCGGAAGCTGTTGAAGTACTCGCGGCCGATCCCCTCGGTGATCGCCTCCCGGACGTCCCCCTGCTGCAGGAGCCGGTCGACGCCGCGGATCGCCTCGTAGTGCGTCAGGTAGTGGATGACCTTGTCGAGGTGCGCCGGAACGACATCGAGGCTCAGCTCGAGCGGGCTCATGTCGCGGCCGCGGCTCTTCGTGAAGCCGTGCTCAACGACGGGCGCGAAGAAGTTCGACTCCCAGAGGGCGTCCGCGCGTTCCGCGAGTTGCAGGCCGAGGTAGCTCATCCGGCGCGACTTCACGATCGGGTAGTAGCCGCCGGAGAGCTTCCGTCCGCCGGGGAGCTGAAAGGGGGTCGCCTCGACCCTCGGCGGCGGCGAGCCGACATGCCGCTCCGAAAGCTCCTTCATCGCCGGCCAGAGGGAGTCGACCGTCTTCCAGATGTGCTCGACGATCGCGAGGTCGCCGTCGTCCAGGAGCTGGTCCAGGCGGGCGAGAACCTCCTCGCGCTTCCAGCCGTAGCCGGCGAGCAGGCGGTCGGCGTTGCCGGCGTTGCCCAGGTTGAGCGCGACCGTGAGCACGTTCCGCCGGGTGAGCGTGACCATCTTCCCAGCCTTCGGCGAGTACAGGAACCCGACCTTCTCGGCGTAGCGCTTCCGGCGCGCGAGGGTGAGCTCCTGGAAGGGCTTCATCAGCGCGCCGTGGACCGCCTCGTTCATCTGGCTGCGCGCGTTCTGGGCGTCGCGCAGCGGTTGGAAGAGGAGCGAGTGGGCGAGGCCGGCCGTCTTCCCGCCGTCCAGGATCCGGGCGATGAACTCGACCTTCTTCATCTCGGCGTCGGCGGAGCGCAGCCACTCCTTCGCCTTGTCGAGCGCGCCGAGGTCGCCCGGGGTCGGCTTCGCCGCCGTCCCGAGGTTCGTCCGGACGTGCTCCGAGAGATCAGCCGCCGTGCGCGCAAGGTCGCGCCGCTCCTTCCCGAGGAGAAGCTTCCCCTTCAGCCTGGCCATCGCCTCGATGTTCGCGGCCGCGGCCTCGACGCCCTGGAGCTCCTCGAGCGTCATCGCCCGCCAGGACTTCGGCTCGGAGAGGTCCTTCAGCGCCGGCGAGACCGTGTCGCCCTCGGCCTCCATCTCGGCGACGTACTTCGCGAGCGAGGCGCGCTTGCGGACCGCCTTGCCGCTCTCCTTGCGGAGCTGGATGCCGTCGATGAGGGCGTCCAGCGCCTCGACGTAGCGCTGCCCGGCCTTGCCGATCCGGCGCCGGGTGCCGACGTCCTCGAAGCCGCGGAGGTAGGCGCGGATCCGCTCGACCTCCTCCTTCGCCTTCGCCGTCTCGGCTGCCATGAAGTGGTTCCAGATCTGGCGCCACTTCGCGTCGTAGGCCTCCGCCCACTTCTTCGCAGCGATCGCCTTCCCGAACTCGGCCGCCGACGTCGCCTCCGCGCGCCGGTACTTCCCCGGCTGCAGCTCGAGGTCGGTCATCCGGGCGACGCGCTCCTTCGCGCCGCGGCGGAGAGCCTCGACGGAGACCCGGCCGGGCCCGGCGGCGAGCCGCTTCCCGACCACGTCCAGCTCGCGGCGCATCCCGACGACCAGGCCCTCGACGTCGTGGACCGCCTTCACCGACATCTTCCCGAGCTGGGCGAGCTGCCCCTCCGGGTAGCGCTCGGCCATCCGGCGCTCGGTCTCCGCCTTCACCCACGTCTCGCGGCTCGGCGTCGTCACCAGCGCCTGGACGAGCTCGTGGCCGTCCTTGAAGCCGAAGTAGGGGGCGAGGTCCTCGGCCGAGAAGCCACCCTCCTTCGCGAGGAAGGGGGCGAGCCGGCGCAGCCCGCGCGCGTCCGTGAGCCCCTCGAGCGACGCCGGGTCCAGCTGGGCGCCGGCGATCGCCTCGTCGACCACCTGGCCGTCGAGCCGCTCGCCGGTCCGCAGGAACTCGCGGAGGTTGAAGACGGGGTCGAGCGTGGAGAGCTCCTGGACGTCGTCCCGGACCGCGTCCCGCTCCTCGCCGAGCTGGCGCCGGAGTCCCTCGAGCGACCGCTGCTCGACGGCGGCCTGCGCGTCGCGCGCGGCCCCCTGCCAGCCGGACTGGTAGGTCGCGAACGCCTCCGGCGTCATCCCGGCCTCCTCGGCCGTGGCGAAGGCGGGCACGATCCCCGCCTCCTGGCGCGCCTGCGCGATCTCGGCCTCGGTGGCGAGCAGCCGGTCCATCACGCCGCGGACCTCGTCGGTCAGCTCGACGTTGAGCCCGCGGAGGGTCCGGTAGACGTGGAGAAGCCACGCCTTCATCGACTCGAAGGCCTGGACGAGCCCCGGCGCCGGCGCGCGCCCCTCGCGCAGGTAGGCCTCGAAGCCGCGGGCGAAGCGCTCGAGCTGCTCGGCGGTGAACTCGCCGGAGAGCGGGACGCCGAGCCACTCGTGGATCGTGGCGAGGTCGGCCTGCAGCTCGGGGCTCTGCTCGGCGGTCTTCCGGAGCGTCTCGAGGAAGACGTGGCCCGACTCGTGGATGAACGTCGAGAGGTTGGCCGACCCGGTCAGGGTGACCTTGAACCACGCGCGGTTCTCGGGGAAGGTGACGCGGCCGCGGGGCGAGGACTGCCCGGGCTGCTCGAGCTGGACCTGCCCGGCTACTTGCGCTGCTTCTCGAAGAACTGCTCGGCCGCCTGCGAAACCCTGTCGCTGAGCTCG